GCGAACGCAATTTACGGGCTTGTTGAGTATACCATTAGGCTTAATGGTAGACTAATCAACAAGGATGTCTGGGGTAAACTCACACATCGGCCCGGCCAGATGCTCATATCAATGGAGCTGCTGGCCCAATTGTCTACGCCCACCTGCATGCAACCCACAGACGAGAAGGTTGTTCAAATGCGGTTGGAAGCATTCGCAAAATCCCATCATGCCGTCAACACTGATAAGTACCTTAGTTGGAAGAAGCATGATGTGGTCGGGAGTACCACAACGGTCGCGCTCGGCATCTGGAAAGATCGCCTTGAACACCGAGTTGGGTATTTCCCGTCCACCCTAGCCGGATAGGTGGTCAACGGTGGTATTTGGGAGGGTACCGATATGGTGAGGTTAAGCAAGATCCCCTTAAGGAAATAAAGGAGGATGCCCACATTTCGGAACCGCGGAAGGTCGCGCTTAATATGCGGCCTACTGTTGGGGTAAGTTTGGGATGTCATGTGACAGGCGCAGCCTGTCCGCACCCGGATCCCCACGATCCCGAAACCACTATGGCTGGGGTGAGGAAGAGGTTTGCAATAAAACCGCCGAGCGCCGATGACGTTACACTGAAGAGGTTCAGTCGTTTCGTTCGGCGCTGGGTCCGACGCAATCTGACACCGATTGCCGCCGATGCGGATGTGTCTGTAGAGCATTGGCTCGCTCACACCGATTACCCCGACTGGCGCCGAAAAGAGCTACGCGTACAGTGGGATGGCGTTGGAAGCATATGGGACCCCGATAAGGCCCATCGCTACTTCCGATGCAGTTCCTTCATGAAAGATGAGTCTTATCCAACCTACAAGCACGCCCGGGCTATCAATTCCCGGTCTGATGAGTTTAAATGTGCTGTGGGTCCCATCTTTAAGTTAATAGAGGAGGAGGTATACAAGTTGCCTGCCTTTATAAAACACGTCCCTGTAGCCGAGCGCCCAGATTATATAATGGAGCGCCTACATCGTGAAGGGGCTAAATATCTCGCAACAGATTACACGGCTTTTGAGTCGCTATTCGTCGAGAAGTTGATGGTCGCCTGTGAGTTTCAGCTATACTCATACATGACAGCGTTCCTGCCAGATGGAGCCAATTTCATGCGCCTTGTTCGAGAGGTGTTAGGCGGCGAAAATTTGTGTGTCTTTAAACACTTCCGTGTGAGCCTGAAGGCCACACGGATGTCAGGGGAGATGTGCACCTCCTTGGGCAATGGGTTTTCAAACCTAATGTTCATGTTGTTCGCCTGCGAGGAAGCAGGTTGTACTGAGGTAATCGGCGTGGTTGAAGGAGACGATGGTCTTTTTACCATGATTGGGAACCCCCCCAAGACAGAGGACTTCGCCAAGTTAGGCTTAGTTATTAAAGCAGAGGAACATGACACGATTTCTACTGCGTCCTTCTGTGGCATAGTTTTCGATCCAGGAGATAGGATCAATGTCACAGATCCGGCGAAGGTTTTATCAAACTTCGGCTGGACACAACGAACTCACAATAGGTGCCGCAGCTCTAAGTTGCGGGTGCTATTGCGTTGTAAGGCTTTGTCGTACGCATATCAGTACCCTGTTTGTCCTATAATACAGGAACTTGCAGCATTTGGAATTAGAGTGACCGGAGGGGTCACCAATGACAAAGTACTTAAGTTAATAGACCAGAAAGGCTCCGATAGCTATAAGAAAGGCATCGTGAAGCTGGCCGTAATCCGAGGGAACATACCTTGGAAGGAGACGGGTTGGGCGACCCG